CTTGGGCACTGCCAGAGAACCAAGTTAAATGGGCAGTGAATTGTCAGTTCCGAGGTGGAATTGCACAGACAAGACCCGGACAATCAATGCGATTGTCATTACCTCCGGGCAATTTTCAAGGCGGCATTCTTTTTCTTGCAAACAAGCAATTCAAAGCAGCAGATGCCACAACATCTACGCAAATTTACGGAACAAATGGCGAAGGCGTTGAAGCGGATGAGTTGCCATACATTGTATTTGCTGTAAACGGCAAGGTTTATTGGAGTCCATTCCCACTAACACAACCTCAGAATTGGAAACCATTCCAATTGACCAATGTTTCGCTTGATCCAAATGTTTCACAATTTTGTTTCACGCTGGCAACCAAATCAGCAAACATTTCTACTGGTGGAGACGTTTCGGTAACTCCATCGCATCGCGTATTGTTCATCCAAGATGGTGTAAACGCTCCTGTTTATTGGGACGGATCAAATACCACTGGAGTTCAAGATGCAGACGTTCCAATTGGATTTTGGATGGCATATTCTGGAAATCGACTTTGGGTTGCTAACAAAAACATTGTGCTTGCATCTGATCTTGGCGACCCTACAAGCTGGCAGGAACGCACTACAGGATCAGGGCGCGGAGATTTCTCGTTTACTAGACCAGTAACTGCATTGGTGAACTATGTAGGTCAAAATAACGATCAGAAATTGTATGTGTTTACAGATCGTGAAACATATGCTCTTTCAAGCGGTATTTACGACAGGGCGGCATGGGGAACAACGCCTAATTTCCAAACTATTTTGTTTGCGAATGTAGGTTGCATTGCTGGTAAATCCATCGCGTTTCAAGCGGGTCAAATGTGGTGGTTTTCTCAAGGTGGACTGGTTTCAGCGGACGTTGCTGGCAACGCTTACCTTTCGTCGCAGGTATTGTATAAAGATGTCGAAATGGTGCGAGCGAAGGCATACATGGCAGGCAACCAAACTGGAATTTGCGCGACATCATTTGAGAATTACTTGCTTTACAGCATTCCGTATCTTGAGCCACTAAATTCAGCCACAATGGTCATGGATTGGGCAGTTGCAGCGGAAATGGGATCATCGCGTCAACCTGCTTGGTGCGGTGTATGGACAGGAACAAGACCCGTTGAGTGGACTACAGGAATTGTTGATGGTCAACCTCGCTGCTTTCATTTCTCCGTTGATTATTCAGCGACAAACGATGGTTCTTACATTTCGCTTTGGGAATCATTTACTCAAAACCGAGTTGATTCATATTTGAGCATCAATGCGGATGGTTCAACGACTGAATTATTCAATCGGATTTACTCGCAAGTTGAAACCGCATTGCTTGGTGATGGAATGGACTTCAAGCAGTTTGTTTACGCTGAACTGGAATGTTGCGAGGTTGGAGGCACAGTAGATGTCAAGGCATCTTATCGAGGCAGCAAGGGGCCATATCAAAATATTCTTGACACGCGCATTTTAGCGGTAACTGAAGACTACCAATGGCAGGATACTCCATTTGCGCCAGAGATTGAAAAGTTTGGTTTTTTGAACACGCAACATCGGCGTTTGATTACTGAATCTGCAACTCGAAATGCAGTTGCTGAAACTTGCGAGTCATATCTCACAACGGATATTGATAAGGGCTTTTCTATGCTCGTTGAATGGTGTGGAGAGTTAGGAGTTGAGATAATTCGGATGTTTCAAGACCCGTGGAGCGAAAGGTCAACTGGTGTTCCAAATTCAAAAGAAAAACAATCTTGTTTGCTTGCCCAAGATGGATCAACATTGACTCTTGATCTTCTTCCAAGTCCGTATGAAATTCCACAAACAGAGCAACAAAGTTGGTATGCCAAAGTTTATCGAACTGTGACTTTGACTTGTCCATCTTTGTCGTCAATTTCAGCAACGGCAGCAGCATCGTTCCTGTCAAGCATTTCTTTTACTCACGCCGAAGAACAAGCTGGAATTCTTGCTCAACAGGCCGCAAATGCAGCGGCTAATCAATACAGAATACTTAATCCTTGCTAATATGCCTTCCATCATTGACGCTTCTGTAAAAGTTACAAACTTCCCAAACCGATTTGTATCACCATTCGGGGATGATCCAGTTGTGCCGCTATATTCTTCTGTTCCAATTCCAATTGATATTGAAAATTGCCTTCCTTGCGTTGTTTGTGGTAACTTTGCCACACGGAACAAAGTTATTCAGCAGCAAGCCGAAAGATTCAAAGGATATTTGCCAACGGAGTTGAGCGGAAATGAAGTTGTGGTTGGAACTAATTAAATAAATATATGAGAACAAGAATTGAATATAAATACGCAAAACATGGATCAAACGAATTCTATGAATTGCAAGATTTCGCACAAGAATTTGACCATGAAATCATCGAACATCCGAATATCAATGTTTACGCGCATTATTCTAATGGCAAGTTATTTGGATATTCTGATCATGTATTTCTTCCTGTCGTCTATCCTGCCTTTCACCCACAACACACGCGACCACAAGATGTCATCCAAGTGATGAGCGATTGGAAGGCGCACTCGCAACTTTCTGGACAACCCGGATACATTGGAGTTCCGCTAATCAATGATCGGCCTAATTTTAACAATGAAATTATGCGTAAATTAGGTTTGACAAAAACAGATCGTGAAATTTATAGTATGACTAATTTTTAATCATGGGTGGATCACAAACAGTTAATGCACAGCAATATTTGAGCAAGCCAGACCCATCGCGTGAATTGGCTATTCAAATGGCAATGCAGCAAGCCCAAGCACAGCAACAAGCAACGCAGGCTAAATTGCTTGATGCTTATTCTAAAATGGCTCCAGTGCAGCAAGAATATGATGCTCTAAAAGAATCTAAACGACTTGGCGAGCTTGGAATGGCAAATGTTCAGCGTTCCCGCGAAATGGAGCAAATGGTTTCTCCAGAAGCAGCACAAATGCGACAAGCTCAAGGCGCAGAACTTGCGAGACTTGCAAGCATGGATAATGCAACTCGCTACATGAATGAATGGGCGCGTAATCAAGGTCTTATTCAAGGATACGAAACTGGACTTGGCAATTCCACTATTGGGCAAGCTGCAACATACGATGCAGCATTAAAAGCAAAGGCTAATTACGACCAGCAAAACCTTGCATTGCAGCAAGAAATTCTTCGTCAAATGCAAGCTCCAGTTGGAGGCATTGATCCATCTACATCAATTTCAGCGCAAGAAGCAAATAAGGCATCTAATTTGCAAGCACTTCAAAATTGGCAGAATGCAATGTATGGAAACATTGGAGCATTCAATCAATCTGTTTCTGATCAAATGGCGCAAGCTGGAGCAAACTTTCAAAACCTGCAACAAAATGCGATGCAAAACAAGTTGAATTACCAAGGTGCATTGCTTGGTCAACAAGCTCAAAACACTGCGGCAGATAGGGCAATGACTGGAGCATACATTCAAGCTGGAGGAAGCGTAATTCAAGGTGCTGCTGGTGCTGCTGGTGGCATGGGTGGAGCTGCAAGCAAAGGAATTTCTGGATATGGTGGACAAACATATGTTCCAAAAACATCTTCTACTGGAGGGCAATTTTACGCTCCAATTAGCGGAACACCTTAGATGATGTTGAATTAATTTATGGCTTATCAAAAACCAGACCCAACAGCAGCACTTCAAGGTTTAGGAATTCAAGCGCAAGGGCAACTTGCGATGTTGCAAAATCAAGCGGGTCTTCTTAAATCCTACGCATCTCAAGCTCCATTGATGCAGTCATTTGATGCCGCAAAAACATCTCAGCAAGCGGCAGAGTTTGGAATGGACAATTTGCAACGCTCAAAGGAGTTTGATCGTTTGCTTAATCCAGAAATTGCCAAGATGCGCGATGAGCTTGGTTCAAAAGTTGCCGAGGCGACTAACTTGGGCGCAACAAAAACTTGGATGGACAATTGGGCGGTCAAGAAGGGTTTGATGAACCAATCTGGACTTGGAACTGATAGCTTAATTGGAAGGTCTGCCGTTTACGACCAAGCAACAGAAGCTGGAAGGCAGGCAAGGTTGCAGAACCTTGCAATTCAACAAGGCTATCTTGCTCAAACTCCAGCACCAATCGGTGGTCTTGATCCAGCATCCATTATTGCCGCTGAACAAGCCGCAAAAGCTCAGAATCTTGTCGCAATGCAGCAGTATCAAGGAAATGTTATGCAAGGAGCGCAGC